TTGTTTCTCTAATGCTAATGCTTCTTTTCTATCTTTTGCTTTTTCTCTTTTAATTTTTGCTGCTGCTTTTTCTTCATCTCTTATCGCTTGTTGGTCTGATTGAAATTGCTGTGCATTAGCAGTTTCTACTGCAGTAGTTTCTTTCTCCTTTTGAACTTTAACTTCTTCTGCTAAATCTTTTATCGCTTGTTCTGTTGCTTCAAGTATCTGAATTTTTTGTGTAAGTTTTTTTTCTTCTTCAGTAATCTCCTCTCCGTTTTTTTGAATTAATCCATTCAAGCCTTGCACCCGCCCATCTTCAGTTAGTTTAGTTATTCTATCTTGTGATTCTTCAACTGCTGCTTTTTTTCTCCTTAAAGTTTTCTTTAGAAGATGCATTTCTTCATATAATTGCCTAGAGTATTTAGTAGACCCCTCTCCTCTATCTTTGATTAACTTGTTTGTTTCTTCTTTTGCTGCTTTTGAAGCATTAACAAACATATCTGTTGCAACATCCTCAGTACTCTTTAAGTCATCTGACCATCCATTTAATATGAAAGTCCAAGTTTTAACAGCAGTTCTAAGCATATTAGATACATTACTAGAGCCTGTCATAATTGCTATCTGGAATCCCTCCCATGCAGATTTAGCAGTAATTATATCACCCTCTAAGGTGTCAGCCATAATATCAGCCATCTCTTGAGCAGCACCATTAGCATCTTCTAAAGCATCTGTCAGGTCTAAAATAGAATCAGTACCATTAACCATTGTCGCAAATGCTGCCACTTGCCTCAAATCAACAAGACCCATTATCTCCTCATTAGATAATCCTTCTTCATTTAATTGGATTAATGCTTTTTCTAAATCTGCACTACTCTTAACTGTAAATCCTAAATGTTGAGATAAATCAGAGGAGGAATCTTGCATTTTCAAAAATATATTCCTCATAGATGTACCTGCAATAGAAGCCTCAATACCTGCATCAGTTAATTTACCCATAACTGCTGCTGTACTCTCAATAGATACCCCTGCACCTGCTGCAATAGGTGCTACCTTAGTCATGGATGTTTGCCACTTCTCAATATCTAAAGCAGAACTTGTAAACGCTACAGCCATTACATCAACTACTCTTTCAGTTTCACTAGCATCTAAATTAAAACCTCTTACTGCAGCACCTGCCACTACTGCTGCTCTCGCTAAATCTGAACCTGTTGCTGTCGCTAATCTTAATGTTGCTTCTTGAGCATCTAATATCTCGGAAGTTGTAAATCCTAACTTAGCATAGTTCATTTGCAATTCCCCTACTTGTGATGAAGTAAAGAATGTAGTTCTACCTAATTGTTTTGCTGTAGCATTTAGTTTCTTAAAGTCCTTCTCAGTAGCACCAGTTGTTGCTTTAACTTTAGCCATTTGAAACTCAAATTTCTTAAATGTGTTTATTGCACCCCCTATAACCTTATTAATAGTTGCAAAAGCAGTAGCAGCAGCAAGTGCTTGAGTAGCCATCTTTTTTAATTCCTTCTGAAGGTTACCTGTTTTTTTAGTTGCTTTTTCTGTTTTATTAGATAGTCCAACTAATTGCTTATCCCCTTTTACTACTACCTGAACTACAATTTTCTCTGTATTTGCCATATTATTATATATTAACTAACTTTTGCTTTTGTATTATTTTTAATTTTTTCTCTAATCATACTTGCTACATCTTCACCTATAGATGGTGCTAATTTGATTGCTACTTGTTTACTAAACTTATTTGCTACATATCCTGCAAAGTTTGTTCTTCTTAAATTATTCCCCTCTGTCCAAAACACATAAGGCTGACCATATCCTTGCCTTAATAATTTAGCGTATATTCTTGTTATTGATGCTGAAGTTGCTTTTATACCTTTCTTTGCTCTAGCCCAAGATGCTATTGCATTGTAATTAGGAGTCTTAGCAAACTTAGGATTATTAACAGCCTTCCAATAATCAACAGATGAGGTTATATTTAAAGTTTGACCTTTAACTTCATAATTCAACCCTCTACTCAATCTACCTGTAGCATTATGCTTTTGTGCAATAAGTTCTTTCTGCAAACCCACCTTTAGCATTTGCCCAACACCCTTTAACTTCTTTAATGTCTTTTTGAATTTAATCATCAGATACTGTTTGGTTTGTAGTTCTTCTTAATATTTTATGGTCATTACCATACTTATCAGTAGCATAAACAGGTACTAAGTATTCTTGCTTTTCTTTTATTGATATACTTACTACTGGAACAACAACAGAAGATGTTGAGTCTGTTGTAAAGTACAACTGAATAATATCATTAGCAGTTTCGGCAGTAAATGTTGATGTGATAAGTGATGTAGATGTGTTACTAAAAGGATATGTTATTGATGTTGATGATATTTCTGTAAAACTATCACCAATAGGTCTGTATGTTTTTACATACAAAGTACCTGCACTAGCACCAATAGCACCCTGAATTGATATTTCATATTCATTACCTCTAATTAAATTTAATTTTTGATAAATACCACTATATGATGGTAATCCACCAGTTTTTTGACCATAGAAAACAAAAGCACCAGAAGAAGATGTAGGTGCTGATATTGATGTGTATGGAGAGCCACTTGTATGATACCTATACCATCTTCCAATATCAGATGCAGGACTATTTATTAAAGCATCAGTATGTGGGTCTGCTGCTGTTGTAGCATAATCTGTGTCTGACCCAAGTTGAGTTCCGTAATCAACAGCATTTCCCCAATTCATATACTCCCCATTATAGGTTGTTATACTAGAAAATACATCTAATCCACTTTGCTGTGCTATTCCTCTACTTGATATTTGTTTGTTGTCTTTCATACTTTATATTATAAGTCATTTACATACACATTGCTATCTATCCTTGCCCATCAAAAGGGTCATCATCAACTGCACCATCCTGACCATTCCAACCACCCCATTCTGTATCACCATCAAAAGGTGGTGCTGTCGCTGCGAATGTTCCAAGTTGTAACCATTCAATTAATTCTACTTTTGTAGATTGATTTTTATTTGGCTGATAATCAACTACTTTATTTATCCTCCAATAAACACCATCTATATTAATTAATTTTGTAAAATCTAAATCAAGAATGTCTTTTACTTTCAAATCAACATAAATAGTTCTTAGTCTTGGTTTTGCTTTTAACATCTCAAACATAGTTTTGTAATATGTTTCAAATAAACCCTTACCCGCTACGCTAGATGCATACACTCCTGTTGCATCATTATAGTCTTTTATATTGACATTACCATAAGATAATATTGGACTTGAAATACTATCTCTATTAATTGATGTTGCTTGAGGGTATATATTTGATGTTATAGAAAGGTTGGATGCACTTGCTAATATAAATCCAAATTCACTTTCCCAAGTTTGAACCTTTGCGAGTTTAATATCTTCTGCTACAGTAGGTGGTGAGTATTTATTCCAATACAATAATCTTGGTAAAAACTCAAAACCTTTATCTGGTCTAGAGGAATTATTAGCAGATACATCTTCTTCCCATAAACAAGCAGAATATGCTGTGTCTAATTTCACACCTGCAGGTGTGCCTGTACTGTCTTGGTCTTTAGCATTATAAGTACCTGCAAAAAATGGGTTTTCATACTTGCTTTCACCTTTCTCAAAAGTTTTAGGTAGTGTTTCTTGATATGGATATTCATCTTTTATCCCATCCCAATATTGCTCACCTCTCGCCTCCACTTTCTTATCTTTGCTATCTGATTTATATTTAAAAATAACATCTCTTTTTAAATCACTTTTAATCCATTTATCTTCTATCTGTTTACTTCTATCTAATTTATAAGTCCAATCTATTGCGTGGGCATAATCCTTATAGAAAGTATCAAATGGCTCTATACTTACAACTCTAGCACTTTCATCTGTACTAATCTGAAGATTAAATGCGTGTGCAACACCCTTAACAAAATCTATCTGCTTGTAGTCAGTATTAATTACTTCTTCTAAATCATAAGTTTGACCATACTCAACTCTATTAGGGTTAATTTGAATATTAAAATTGCTAGAACTTCCTGCTTTAAAGAAAATCCAAACCAAAAATTGTTGCCAACTTCTTTGCGAACAATATAACCTAGTGCCTAAAGTTATTCTTACTTTATCATTTTTATTTAACCAAAGTCCCTGCATATCAATACTAGGCATATTTGCGTAAGAAGTTGAAGCATCTGTGTTCGAATCTACATCTTGATTTATTGTATGGCTGTAATTAGATAAATCTATTATGTTCCAACTGCTCTGTCCTGCTGTTTGAACTTCTAAGTTTATCCTAGCGTGAATTGTGTTTATCAAAACATCATCACTTCCACCCTTATATGCTCTTGCAATTTTTGATTGTATTCCATTTAATGTTATATCATAATAACCATACTCTCCTATTGTTATATAATGATTAGCAGAATCTACATAAGACCCTTCATCTAAAGTTACATTAAGATTTGTCGCCCCATCTATATCTAGTAATTTTCTACCTGCACCATTCCAATAATAATTACCCTCATCTTGCTCTAAACTACCATTATAAAGCCTTTGAATACCATTTTCTGTAATTACACCAAACCCTGTACCTGTTGCACTCATAGAAACTCCATTTGTAAAATCACTCTCTACAGAAAACTCATCATACTTTTCTTCAGGATTGTTATATTTAAAATTAGGCAATAACCATACCAACTTCTTAAACATATCTGTTTCCATAAAAGTTGAGTTTATTTTATAGCCATCACCTGCCTTTGCAAATATCTTTTCTAATGTATCTTTAATAAATATTGCAGGTCGCCAATCTGGAGATGGCAGAGGTGTTCCATAACTACCAACAGTATTAAAAAAACCATAATAACCAATCTTAGCAACAGTTCCTGTTTGATTATAGTCATAAGCAGTATCTAATAGTTGTATTGTTCTTGGCTCTCCATCAGAATTGTATTTACCATAAGATGTTATCGGATATACTATTGGAGGGTCTGAAGCAGCAGCAGCAGCATCACAATCTTCATGTTGCCAAGTAGCCATAATGTTTGTTTTATTGTATGCTAAGTCTTTGCTATTAGCACCCCAATCTATAACATCCATATACTTGTTAGATAAATCATCAGCCCAACTTATATTATTACCAAAAAATACGCAATTATAATAAGATGGTGTTTCGCCATAACCCCCAATTCCTGTAATCTTAATCAGTCCTTTTAAAGAATAAAGATTATTTATAAGTATTCTACATTTTTTATTCTCAGTAAGATTTACATCAGTATCTATATTGGCAATATAAGAATGTTTTAATAACTTATTATTATTCTTTGTAGCAGGTATTTTAAATGTTTTACTATAATCACCACTTGTTGAGGTTAAATCTTTAATATCTGATATTTGGAATGTCATTGCTAATGGAAAATCAGAATGGTCAGTTACATCTAACTCACCAATTACACTTTTTTCCCAATTAATATTACTTCCACTATACTGGTAATCTAATATCTCTATTTTTACTGACATATATTAGTTTCTTTGAGTTATTACTTTATGCGATAAAGTATATTCAATATTAAATTTAACTAAACCTTCTGCTTGATTAACAGTTTCAACATCACTATTTGTTATTATAACTGGTATATACTCTTTATCAGATGGTCGTAAGTAATCATTCATGTCATTACCCATTTCTGTTGCCTTTGTATCCATCTCTATCCAAACATTAGGAGATAACATTATTTCTTCTAGCCATTTTGCTACACTTTTATTTAATGGCTCTGTATAAACACTTTGTACTCTTTCTGCATTTATATTAGTAACTTCTCTACCACCCTTATATATATCACCACCCCTCATTGTATCTGAATGGTACTGATAATCACTAACACCATGATAGCCACCAGACCCATTACCACCCTTATCATCTTGATACCAAGTTCTATCACCACTTTTTCTTTCAATTACATCTCTACTTATTGTTAAGCCCTCAACTACATCTCTCTTTGCAGTATAACTATCAATTCCACCTAATGAATTTAACCAATGAAATCTAACAAATCCATAAGCAATTTTCTCATCTTCTCTATCTATAGTATAATATCTGTATTCTGATGTTCTTCTTTCATTGTAAACACCTGAGTCTGGAAACAGAGCAATTCTTGACATACTAACTCTGTAATAAGCAGTATTTCCTGTTATTGTATCACCTGTATATGCGTTCCAATAAGGGTAATTGTTGCTTGGTGCATGAATCCTAGTATCATCTCGTTCATATACTTTGTCAGAATCTATAATATAATCTGCCGAAACATTCTGAACAAACATTTGGTCTTGATAGCCATTAATATATTCAATACCAGAACCATCTGCAATAATAGTTTCAAAATTATCTTCAAAATCTCTTAGATAAAATGTATGTTGTAGCGTATCATCTGCTCGGTATGTTTGTACTTTCAATGCAATAGCACCAACATTATTATCCAAACTAGTACCTCTTATCTCGGTTGATTCAGCAGCCCTCATGTAAAACTGTAAATATTCTGCTTGTTCATCTACTCTGATTGGTTTTCTGAACGCAAATCCACTTTGAGCATTTGGGCATCTACTTAGGAAACTGTATTTGGTAGATGAATTAGCACCCATTGTATAAACACCTGTATAATACAAACTATCTTTCTCAAACTGATTAACTGAGTTTATAACTGTAATGTTAGTTGAATTTAAAACACCATCTGCAGAAACAATCTCTCCATCTCCATTTATAACCTCAAAACTTGCTTCTATTCTTAAAGTTCTAAAAGTTCCATTTAAAGAAACATTGTATCTGCTTACTGGAGTACCATGTGCAATATTATGATTAAGAACATTATCTTGCATTGTTAATCCACCATTCATACCTCCAAAATAATTACTTTGCCAAGTACCTTTATTTATTGGACATAAACTATAAGAAAGTTCATCTGCCACTAATTGACTAATATCTATTGTAAATCTATGTCCTTTAGGTGGTTGATATGTAGATGAATTACCAAAAGAACCAATCCTTTGCGTGTTAATCATATCTCTTGATTTCTTAATAGTACCTATTAAATTCCACGCAGTTGGAAATGAGGCAGCCTTATCTGTAGTCGTATAAACCTTGAACACCACATTTACCAAATCGCCATTACCACCTGAAAAATTAGCAGCAGAAGGTTCTACCTCTTCTGTTAAATTAGCATTAAACCATTGAATTTGGTATCTTAATGGGTCATTTACACTTTTAAGGTAGTTAGATTTACTCTCCCAAAAAGCACCTGCTAAATTTGATGTATCAAAATCTAGAGGCTGTATTCCCCAACTTATTTCTCCGTTATATCCTGCCATATCTTAATATATTTTATATTTTAAATTTAAGTAACCCTTAACCCCCTCTATCTCATCACCTGTAAGTTCTCTGTTGTAAACAATAACCTCCTCTATGTTGTTGCTTATATATGATGAGCCATCACTACCTACATTAAATACCGAACCATTAAATGTAGTGCCACCATCCCACCCTACAGCGACTGATGCAGATTCTCCACCATTATTAACTGCAGACTTTAATCTACCACCACTTTTATCAAAACTTGCCCTTACTATTGCGTATTCACTAGAATCTTGACTATTAAAATTAGCAGTTTTAAGTGCATCCTTCACAAATGTGTAGTGTTTATTACCTTTAAATCCAACATTTATTTCAACATCAATTCTTTTGTAAGAAAAAACACTAAAAGTACCTGCATTTACAGTATTTTGTTTTGCAACTGTGAATATTGTAAAACTACCATCACTAAGAGGACAGTTGTTGTTTGATGGCATAATATCGTTAGTTCCATCAAAAGCAAAATATGCTTTATCATTAGCCCCATCATATCCATGTCTTAATGGTTGATTTGCTGCTGTTGATTGAGCCACATTATTACTGTTCCCTGATTGGTCAGCCCAAGCACTTACCCTTTTAGATGCTATATCAAATGTAGCACCACTATCTGCTTTTAGCCACACCACTAAATCAGAATAATCTGATGGGTAGTTTGAAACAGGTCTAAAACATTTAGTAAATGCACTCATAGTGAATGTTAATTTTATTTGCACTAACCTATCGTTTGCTACCTCTTTAACTCTTTCTATAGCGATACTCTCATCTTCTAAGTATGCTTCCACATTTACATCTTGATAATTTTTAAGCACCATATCTAGCCACTCATTAGCCAAATCTTGTAAATCATCCCATCTCTTTTGAAGTGTAACTGCTGATTGTGCTGCTTGAGAATATAAATTATAGAAATTTATTTCAAATGTATATTCCTCTCTACCATTATACACTACAGGTATAGTTGATTCAGGTGGTTCAACTAGCATTAATGGGTACTGAGTGTCATGGTCTTGGTTTACTTCACTTTCGTAACCAAATTTCACATCACCATAAGTCCATTTGCTGTCAAATACTGTTATTATGTCTGTTAATCTTGTTATTGCCATTATTACAATGTTATATTATTTTTATTATGTATTTTCTCCTGAACAGCAATTTCATAGTCATTTTTAGCAGTATTCCAACTTAAATAAGTTAAAACCTTGTATAAGTCTGTTTTCTTTACACTATCTATGTCGTTTTCACCATTCACTCTAAATATCCCTTTTTCTGCAACCATATATAAACTATTAAGCCATCCATAAGGCTTTATGAACTTGTTGTAGAGTCCAACTGTAGAAACTCTATTTTTGCCTCCTCCACCTCTTCCTCTGTTTTCCCCAAAAACATTTGGAAAGTCCTTGTTAATTTTACGCTTTGCATTGTCAAAAAAAAACTGAACTCCCACACGAAGTCCATTGTTAATTCTTTAAACTTTTCAGTTTTGGAAGATATTGCATCATCATCATACTCCTCATCAGCCCTTCTGCAAAGTATTGCCATTTGTTCTGGTAATACATCAAACCTTCCATGTTTCATTATTTCTATTGTACTCTCTAGGTGAGTTGATTCAATATAATCTCCAAATGTGTTTCTTCTTAGAAATTCTTTTGGAAATAAATACTCCTCACCTTCAAATTCAAATTTATCTATTCCTTTTGGCTTATATTCTTCTAATGTTTGTGAGAATGTTGCTACTGCAGCATTTACACTATCAACATCTAGCATATTCATCTGATTAGCACTAAGACCAGTAAGATATATGAAAATATCCCTATTCATCTTCAATAATTCCACTTCTGAGTGTTCTGCCTCAATAACATTACCCTCATCATCTCTTTTGTTGTACTGATTGATGATTGAATATAAACCACACCAATATCTAAGTGTTATGTCTTTCCATTCAGTTGGAATTTCATAACTTTTGTCTTGAATTTTAATCTCTACCATATCTATTAATTTTTAGTCAATTCTAAATCTAAAATATCTTGCATTATTTTTTTACTCTCCTTTTCATCTATCAATATATCTGCAAGTTCACTTGTTGCGTTTTCGCAAATAGAACCAATTTCTTCTAAATTACTTCTCATTAAATAATCATTACTTCCATCTTTTAATGCAGTCAAAAACCCAATAGCAGTATAAAAAACCATATTTGGTATTAAAAACATAAATTCTTCCAACAAACCACCATCACCCTTCTTTTCTACCATAGTATCGTAAAAATTATTAGAATATAAGTAGACTGAGTTCATTATATCTAAAAAGTCTTGATACTTACCCTCTCCAACATCTTCAGTAGCAAAATACATTGCTTTCTTAATCTTTCTTAGATGTAATTCAACAATCTTTTTGTGATTTTCGTTTATGTAAGATATTTCCGTATTTTTCATAATTTTCTGATAATTTTTTTAGAATTACTCAAAACTACGCAAAAATAGTAAATATACTATGAAATATTTTCACAATTTTTAAACAAACTGAAAAAAAGTTTAATTAAAGTAAACTACCTTACCTCCACCACCCCATATTTCCTTATTTACAGCCATAACTAAACAATCTACCATATCATCATGTTTTGCTGCGGGAAACCTAGTAAGTTGGTCAAGAAACTCTCTATTCCAATCTCCATTAAGTAAACTAACTCTACCACTCTCAAGTGATGCACTAATATCACTAACTCTCGCTACTTTGTCTTTTGTTGGTGGTTTATCTTCTTTTATATTAAGTCCTGTTTCTCTAACTAATGTTTGCACAATAGATTTACCTGATGCTTTAGGTTCTACAAATATTCTGCTTTTTGGAGTATATCCATTCTTTTTTACCCATTGAGGAATGAATTTAACAAGTTCTGGAAATTCTTTATGTACATTAATACAATCTACTATCTGCCATTTGTTATCTTGATAGGTATATGCTAGTAGTGCTGATGGGTCATTCTTTTGATTTGCAGTATATGCAGGGTCAATAACAAAGTTTACTGTAGCCTCATCTTTTCTATATCTATCAATCTTAAACCAATCCTTATGAATCATACCACTATCTAAGGGTGTTGGTGTTTGTTGCAGTTGTCCTGCATAACCATAAGTACCTAATGCACTTTTATAATCATCTAATACTTCTTTACTAAATCTATCTTCCCAAAACAAGCCATTTTCTTTATTATAGAACTTCTCTAGTGATTTTGGTTTGATATTACCATCTTCATTTGTTGCAGGTATGCAAATATGTTTATATTTTATTCTTGTTTCCCTATCTAACAAGAATCCACTTAAATCTTCTTCATGCACTCTTTGCATAATAATTATCCTTACTCCAATATCTGCTTGATTAAGTCTTGAGTAGAATGTTGTCCTATACCATTCATTAGCGTTCTCTCTTTCGGTTGCTGAGTTTGCCATTTGAGGTGATAGAGGGTCATCCACAATTAGGAAATCTCCACCCTGACCTGTTACAGTACCACCAACAGATGTTGCTCTTCTCATTCCAATATGATTATTCTCGTATCTCTCTTTTAAGTTCTGGTCTTTTTTAATGTGGAATACATCACCCCATCTTCTCTTAAACCAATCACTAAATATTATATCTCTTGATTTAGTTGCAAGTTCAATAGATAGTGCAGCAGAGTAAGAAGAAGTAATGAATCTTAGTTTAGGAGATTTTATCCAAGCCCATACTGGAAACATAACAGTAACTATTAATGATTTCGTACTTCTAAATGGTACATTAATAATTATATCTTTAGTTTTTGGCTTTTGTGCTATGATTCTCTCACATTCTTCTTGTAGCGTATCGCATATATATTTATGATGCCAATTAGTAGATAATGGTACGGCAGGTTCTACTACTATCCAAGCAGCCTTAAAGAACTCATAGAAACTCATCTCACAAAGTTTCTTTTGAAGTGCGAACTTTAATAATTTTTTATCAGTCATCTAATTCAGTAAAGTCAATATCTTCTGCATCTTCAAGTCCTCTGATTTGATTTTTAATATCATCAAGTGTTGCACCTTCAGTTAAGTTAATCTCAATCTTAGTATCAGTATCTTTCTTAATCTCTGTAGATGATAATTTAGGCATAGCATAGTTCATTAGTTTTGCTATTGCATCTATATATGCTCTAGGGTCTTCATCAAATAATATATCTAATGCCATCTTAATCTTTACAGGTTGTCCTTCTAAAGCATAAGCAAGTGATTTACGAGTCATCTTAGCCACTTGTCTTGCCTCATTGTTTTTAGGTATTAATGCCTTTGGAGTCTTATTATAGTTCTCATCTATCTTACCAAGTTGAGGTCTTTTCTTCCTTGCCTCACTACCTAACTTCTTATCTTCTTCTTTCATTATATTATGTTAAAGTCGCAAGATACAAAAATTATTTAAACTGCTTTCCTAATTATTATATAAAATTGAACTTCTATTATTTAACATTATTGTAAATTGTAAGAAAACTATGCAAAACTATAATTTTAAACACCTATCTTCGTGCCTCTTATAAGAGTATATGTTATTCTTCCATTATACTTATAATCGCCACATCCTATAGTAAACATTATTGCTCATATCGCAAAGTATGTACCAACCTCCAAAATAAATGTTTATTCTACAAACATAGTATTTATAAAATTGAACTTGTATTCTGTGTGTGTGCGTTTGGGTGGCTAAACAGTATATACTACTCGGTTTACGGAATCCAAAACAAAACCTTTTATTTAACCTTTTTTAAACCTTTTCAACATCTTTTTAATAAAAAACTGTAAGAATTGACACAAAACCAACTAAAAACTGTTTAAAGTTTGTAATATACTAGTAATTAACACTTTATGTTGATAAAATGTGTCTTTTTTTAGTGCAAAGTTGCTTATAAAAAGAAAATTTGCCAATCATACAAAACAATTTAAACCTAATATAATCAACACTAATTAAAAACTAACTAAGTATTTAAGCGTTTTTAAAGGCTTTTACTGTGCTTCTAGTGTCTTACTATTACTTATTTATTTAGATACATTAGAGCATAAAAAAACCACTGTTTAAAGTGGCTTTAATATATTGTATTTAATTTGCTTTATCTATTCAATAGTATATACATTCTTATTGATTGTAAGAGTAAGCAAAGTATTAAAGTTTAACATTCTAAACTCTTTAATTCTCATATCGTATACAGGTAATAGATTATATTCTTTTGCTTTGTATGGTGCTTCTTTGCCTGTTTTACTCTTATATCTTTTGCCTAGTCTGGCTGTAAGCGTTCGTATTGTATTATCTTTTTTGATAAAGGTACTGCTAAAGATTTGCCCGTTTGTCTGGTGGATTAGTTCCTTCGCTTTGTCTGTGTTAATTGTTTCCATGTTTGTTTATTGTTTAAAATTAGTATTTGTTTGCTTAACATCCAGAAGTTAGGATTGCTAAGATAAAAAGGATGGTTAACTGGGTATTACTCCAGTCAGACATCGGAAGTTGCCCTTTGCTCATCTTATAAAGTTTTTAAATTAATATCTATTTTATTGCCGTTCCACTCTTTGCCGTTAAGATACCACACAAAGTTTTTTTGTCTTATATCTACATTAGGTAAGGCGTTTAATCGTTCCTTTGTTGTATTGCTGAACCATCCACAATTGCTTATTGTAAGCGTTCGTTCTGGGTCGTTGTATCTGTATGCAATTGTATTATTATGTAGTTTTAAAATCGTAACATTTGGCAATACTTCAACAACAGTATTTTGTTTTTTAAATCTTTTAGCGTTCATAAATGCGTTAATTGATTCTTTAGTTATTTTTCTCATTTTTTTATTGTTTTTAGTTATTAATTGTTTTGTCTAGTTCTGGTTCTACATCTTCCCAAAATTTAGTTTCTCTTTGTCTTGATGCGTGTAAACTTGCTAATGTCTCAGAGTTTATATTTTCTAAGGTAAAGCCGTATTCGGTTGCTATTTCTATACTCTCACTTAGTGAAGCATCATTTTCTTGTAAATATTTTATCGCTTTACTATAATAAATTATATCTACATTAAAAAATCCATTATCTTGCAATTCATCATAAATCTGATGTACATCGTAGCCATCTAACTCATCAGAAATAAAATCTGTTGCATCTTCCCCCAAATGAATAAGGGTTAAATCTTGTAAAGTGTTTTTAATTAGTTCGTTTTTTGTTGTTGTGTCCATTGTTTAAAGTTTTAAAGTTAGTTAATAGTTATTTTCTATAATTAAGATAGTAATTAATACAGTAGCAGCAAAGAAACAAACTAATGCAATATTATCAAGTATTTTATTCCTTTTAATTCTCTTTTGCTCTGTTAAGTTTATAATATTATAATTTTGCACTTTGTTTTTCTTGAAAAAATTTGTTAATTCTTCCTCATTTAAAAAATAGTTTCTTTTGCTTTTCTTGTTTGTAATTTTGTAGTTGTTCATAGTTTTAAAGTTTTTAGTTAATTTCTGTTAGTTCTGATAGTATTCCATCTAACGCCAATTTATTAAGTATCGGTTTTAATGTTTTTGTACTCTTTACAATTACTGCGTTTTTCTCTAGGTTAAAATGCCCCCATCTGCCGAGCCATAAAGCGAACAAATCGCCTTCACCATCAAAAGAATTTTTTAATATAAGTGTTTCGCCATTCTTTAAGGCGTTTTTGTGTTCTGTTGTTAATATCATTGTTTTAGTTTTTAAAGGTTTATAAAATAAAGTATTGCCGCTGCTGGTAAACTTAAAAGATAAATTAAATCAAATAAGTTAGTTTTTGTGTTTTGTTGTTTTGTGTTCATAGTGTTTAAAGTTTTTAGTTAGTTATTATGATGCAAATATACACCTTTTTAACAATTACAACAAAAATGTGTAAAAAGATTATTTTTTTTTCTACTCTAGTAAAACACGCTTTTTTTAAAGTTTTTTTAAAATGATGTATTTTTTATGGTGCTTTTTTACCTCTTTTTTTACTGCTTATATTGAAAAAGTGTTTTTTTATGGTGCTTTTGTTGGTTGGTTGGTGCTGCTCAATTTTAGAGGTTAAAAATTTGCAATAGATAGAACGCGTATGCGAATAACAAAATATTTTAATTATACTAATATTTTAAAATAAAGTTATTAACAATTTAATTTTTTAAAAAGTAGGTGCGAAAATTAGAAAAGAAGAAACAAAAATAAAATCTCACTCAAAATCTCCTAGCCAATATACCTAGCAGTTTCAGGGCAGTTTCAACAGCAGTTTCACCGAGCAGTTTCGGTGGCAGTTTCAAAACAGAAACAGTTTCAAGAAAAGTTTTTTAGGAAATTATTTTATTTTCATATACCAATCAAGGACATCCATACATTCTTCAAGTCCTTTAACTACCTTAGCATAGTATCCTTCTTCATTGAGGTCAGCAACCCATTGCTTTTGTTCTTTGGATGGATAGCAGGTCTTATCTGCTTTAATCTCTAGGAATAGTCCTGCATACTCACTATTGACTTTACATATTTGCATATCGGGGAAGCCTTTAACATAGCCAGTTTTCTTGGCTAGTATTGCTTGTTTCATGGAGGTTCTTATACCACCTAGTGAGGCACAGTATCTTAGATTAGGGTAGGTATATTTTATATAGGTGCAGAATGAGGATTGGACTAATGCTTCTTTCTTCATAGCCATACCCCCTATGCCCCCTTATGCCCCCTATGCCCCCTATGCTTACCCCCTACACCCCTTGTTCCCCCATCAGTATAGGTCTTACCCTTTATTAGTTGGTACATTAAAGGTTGTGATACGCTATACTTCCTAGCAAGAGATGAGATAGTTATCTTCTCTGTAGCAGTAGTGTATTCTTCTCTGATAGCATCTGCCTCAGCAACAGTAAACTTTCTTCTGGAGTAACCACCACCTCTACTATCTTTTCTATCTTCTATTCTTATCTTTCTAATCTTTGGCATAATCTAATATTCATCTTCAAACCTATCAGTAGTTTCACCATATTGATTTTCAATATCAATACTTGTAATTATAACATCTACTTTATGTAGGTTCTTTTTATTTATGTAACAAATTCTATCTATTAATTCTTGGTCGCTCTCTATTTCTTTAATGTTAGATGTAAGAACAAATGTATCTAGTATTCCTGTAATTGCTTTTCTAGTTACAACTTTTTTATTCTTTATCTCGTAAGATACAAATACTCTAAAGATTGGTTTTTTCATTTTTAATTTTATCTAACTCAAACTCTAGGTGGTTAATAGCCTTCTGTATGCAATCAACACTTGTATCGTGCTTACGCTTTGCTCTCATCAGATATGTACAGGCAGTACCGATATTATAGGATAAATCAAAATCCTCTACAACTTTCCTAGCCTCATATCCATAAACTCTACCAATGTAATAGTTTGGAGTTTTATCTTTACTGTAATCTACTTTATCTTCTACCACCTCATTTTGCCAAGTAGTAGTTGGAGTCCATCCATTCCTTCCTTTATCGTTATAATATTTATTATGCTTTGTCATTTAATTTATCTATATTTTTTTTTAACTTCTCATTCTCTTGTCTTGCTATCTTATCCTCAACATAGCATAAAGCAAATATATATAAAATCACAACACCAACAATCATTAAAGCACCAATAGTTGCACTATTCATCATTTAATATTTTTAAGAGTTGATGGCATGTATATATCCTATCATCACCTGCATAGTTTTCGTATATCATTGTAAAGTTGTCATTCTTCCAAGTCCATAAAGACTTTACTCCAGTCTTAATGTGATGCTTCAATACACTCTTGATTGTCTTATAAGTTCTTTTCCCCATATTATTTTTGATTTTTATACCAAACCCCATAACCTTTTGCTTTACCAGTAAATGGAACTTTTTTAAGTATTACTAATTCTTCTTCCTTATCCTTTTTATACTTAGGATTCTTACTATTTAATTTTCGTTTCTTCATATTGTTTATTTAATAAGCATAGTGGGGGTTAGAAAAAAAAAGGAATATTAACGCTTAGGGGTTTCAGAGTATCCCCATTGTTGTTATTATTATTTATCCCCACTATACTCATCTTCTATTAATACAGAGCAGAAATAGGCTTCTAGCACACAAGCGATTATAACCACTCCCCATATTATCATAAATGTTTTCACAATGCAAATATATAAAAATATTTCAATTTTATACAAATTAATTCCTAAAACTTTTTCCCTTGATAATCACCACTTTACACTTCCTCAACCTATCTAAAGTCCTTTCATCATATCTTTCTTTAAGTGCTTGAGGTGTTAAATTTGTAGTTATTAGTAATGTTTTAGAACTATCCTCAGCATAAGAAATTGCATCAGCAACTGCATCTATCTTAGTACCATAATCATTTTTAATACTCTCAGTACCTAAGTCATCAATGATAATGAATGGTGCTTTATTTCTATCAACTGCACCTAATTCTTTTGCAGGAACGCTTCTTAATATCTTATTTGTTCTAGTCCTAAATATAGCAGGAATAACAAAGTTTAAGATAGTTGATTTACCTAATCCACATTCCCCCATCAACATCAATCCTCTACCTTTTGTATCTACCATCCAGTCAATAATCTCATCATAAGCAGGTAAATGCTCATACTTTTCAACTGTTCTATCGTAATACTCAAAAGACTTAATGAACATTTCTTTTATTTCTTCTCTTACTCCTAGTTTATATCTGTTGTAAACCTTTGGCTGCAGGAAGTCTGCATTTTTAAATGTATCTTCTATTGTTCTCATAGTTTAAAATTTACCATCACCATAATCTCCTCCTTTTTTATGTCTGTGTGATGTAGTGTTATTGTTATTAGTTTTATTTTGTCTTTTCTCCCAAGTCCTTACACAAGCCTTCCAATCTTTCATTTTGTTTTTACCTATCAACCAATTTTTACTCTCATAGAAATCAAAAAAAGTTTCTGCATCAATACCATTATTCCTCCATAAACAATATTCTTTAATATCATTAACTTCTGGTTTTTTAAAAGAAACCCCTTTATTATTAATATGTTTATCTTTAGATAAACTAATACTATCTTTAAAGTTTTCTTTAATACCCCCCTTAAAGTTTTCTTTAACACCCCCTTTAAGTTTTCTTATATACCTCCTTTCAATTTCTTTAGTATTTCCTTTATAGATGTAATGAGTTGATATGTAGCCATTTGCAACTAATTCACTTACCCATTTAGAAATAGTAACAGTACTCTTACCATAAAGGTTAGAAAAGTATTTATTTGTGGCAAAGCACTCACCATTAATATTAAGTAGTGCAGTTATTTCAGCATATAATAATTTAGCATTTGCAGTTAGATTCTTATCATATCTAACCTCAGCACTTATTATAGCATAGTAGTTTGGTTGTTCTTTCATTGTTTTTAGTTTTAGTTATTTTTTGGTATCTCTAGTTCATAGCACTCTGTATAGGTGGACATAACTACAGTCCATTCACTTACCTGTTCGTGAGTAAACCAACAAAATCTTGCGTATAAGGCGTTCAATGGCTGTATGAACAAATAGTGCGTAATTTTCTTTTTAGGGTTGTTATGGGCTTTAAAATTAACTCTAAGCGTATTTCCACCACTTTTTACGCCTTTAACATCAATGTAGTTTAACTCACCAATGCCTTCCATAATTAAGTCAGCCTCAACAACTGGTCTTTGCTCAAGTAGTGGTGCAGCCTTGTATCTTATACCTTTATTGTTCTCCATCAGATGCCTTGCAATAAGTTCTGCAAATATTCCTAACTGAGAGATAGAGTGTTCTTGTTTACCTCTATATTTTTCTGTGTTTTTATTATAAACATCAGCAGACAACATACTCCTTACCTTAGCAAGTTCATCAGATAGTTTGATGAAAGTGCTAGGATAAGTTGTTTTTTTCCATTTAATCATTAGAATGGTAAGTCATCATCTGTTTTTGCTGTAGACTTCTTAGCAGCAGTTGGCTTAGAATCTTTTGGTGGCTCATAAGTATTTACATAAGCATAATGAGTTGCACCCTTTTCAGATGGTTCTCTCCTTTCTGAAATCACCATAGAAACCCAACCATTCTTTGAGTTTGCTTGTAGTTCATCCATCTTAAAGTTAGCAACCATCATTGTACCATACTTCGTATCAATATTTTTGATACTACTTGGCAAGTAAACCTTCTCTTTCTTGTCTGTCATTTTTTGATTTTTTAATTTTATATAATTTAGTTAATGATTCGCTGATTTGTTTTAATTGAGTTTCTAGTCCTAATATTTCTTCATCCACCTCAACTTCAATAACCCTATCTTCTACTCTTTTAAAAGCATCAGTATCTTCTGGATAGTTATTGTAAAAGAACTCAAACTTTCTTGTGTGGTGTATAATAGAGGCATGATGTAGGTTTGTTACTCTACCTATCTCGCTAAGAGTTAATCCAAACATCTCTCTTAATATGTAGATATACATTCTCTTAGCAAATATAATGTTTTTCTTTCTACTACCCAAAAACATTTCCTCCTGTTTAATGTTATAAATATCTGCTAATTCTTTTGTAATTACATTGTGGTAGTAATCACTAAATTTTAATCTTCTTCTTCTCATTTTGTTATAATTTTAATTTAAGTCGTACACTATTGTATCAACTATGTCTTGTGTTTTTAATCCAATAAAGTCTGCTAATGTTTTAGCGTGAATGAATCTAAGTGATGGTGGATTCTCTATAAACTTTCTACTTGTAGCGTAATTAACTCCAAGTATCTTACAAAGTTTTAAATTAGACACACCATATATTCTTAGTAGAGCCTCAAACTCATTTCTGGATTCTCTGATTTGTACTAATGTATATTTATTTGTCATCTCTCTTTATGTATTTTTCAATCTTAGATTTCTCAACTTTAAATTTAGTTTTACCAACATGATAAAAATCTATAAGTTGTTGCTTGTCTAACATCTTCATCATATCATCCTCAACAATCTCACCCAAAAGGTGTTTCTTGTTCCATATAATATAAGTGTAGGTTTTTAAAAAGTGATTAAAAATCTCTATGTCCAAACACTCCATCTTTGCACATTTTTTCCCATTGTTTTCTTGTGTCTTTTTCATATCTGTTTTCATATATTTTAGTTATTATTTCTTCTGCTTCTAGTTCTGTTAAATCATTTATTCTTCCTAGAATATCAGATTTCATTGTTTCTGTAAAAGATGTTAGGTCAATGTTACTCTCAATGATAAGCCATTGGGTATCTGTAATACCACTAGGCTCACCATCAAGAATATTATCTATCCAATCATCAGTCATTAATCTACAATCTCATCCTGACCAAATACTCCTTGCTCATAGAATCCTGCAATCTTTAAAACAACTCTACTCATTGCTCTCTTTTCTGCCATAGCAACAGGGAACTTCTTACCACCTCCCATTAAGTTATTGTCAGATGCTTCTCCAAAACTCATAGCGTTCTTAACCTCATTACCAACCTTCATTGATGCTGCTGCTCTTAATACGCATATTCCTTTTTCTATATCCATATTGATTACTTCATAAGCAACTGTAATATTGTTTCTTGATACAATCTTATCAATTCCAGTTCTTGTGATAACTACAAATCCTCTCTTGTCTTTGTAAATATCTTCTTCTACTAAACCATTCTCTTTGTACATCCTTCTTAAAGCCTCTTTTCTTGTTTCTACAATTGGCTCAGGTTGTTTTCTTAATTTTTCTTGCATTGTTTTTTTTGACATTTTGTTATTATTTAATTGATTAATACTCGGTTCTTGTTGAGCAAGTTCTTCTTGCTTCATTTGCATAAATTCTTCTTTCATTCTTCCCATAATTTTATAGTTTTAGTTAGTTATTTTGTCTTGTTGGACAATGTAGATAATCATAAGTATTATGATTGTAGGTACTGCGATTAGTGTTTCCATTTAGTTTATTGTTTTAGTTATTAATTTCTTCCCATAGAATTTGTGTTATTTCACACAACTCAAGCCCATCTTCATCCTGTAATATGTCTGGGTACATTCCATTTAGATACCATTCACTAACTACATTAAGAACTTCTTGTTCAGTTAGTTTTAATCTTTTAATTATATCTTCTTCCATTGTTTATTGTTTTAGTTGTTAATTGAGGCAAAGATATAAAATTGGAATTACCCACCAAAACATTTTTAACAATTTTTAGATAATTGTTTGTCTACTAGAAGTAAATTGTATGAAATTTATGTGATATTTTAGAAATAATGCACTAAACGAGCCACTTGCCCACTTGTTTTTTCGTGCAAAAATCCTTCAACTGCTTTAGGAACTCCAACATATCCTTTTCTTGAGTGCCAACTATCAGTTCCTGATGGACTACGCATATACTCTACAGTAACTCCTATAAAGTCTTTAGCATCTAGCCACTTATGTTTAACTTTGTGATGTAAATGATGTAGATACCAATATCTATATTTAGTTTCACTCCACATTACTGGTTTCTCCTGAGCCATCATTAAAGGTAAGTTTGCCATCTTAGCACCATCTCCATGCTCTAAGCCAATTAAGTTCTTACCATATTTATAATACTTTCTATGTGCTACACTAATATCAAAAGTAATATCTCTGTCGTTTCTAAACCAACTCTTTAATGCATGTGCTAAATGAAATCCACTTTGGTAATCGTGATTAGACATTGAATGAATAACATCTACAGGTGCTATCTCTCTTAACATCTCTACACACTTAACATATAGTGCTAATGCAACCTCAAAATGTTCCCACCACTTGCCATCTACATCTTGACCTGTACCTGCTGTAGTTTGATTATATACATTATCAATATGCAAAACATCATTACCTATACAAAATAATATCCTTTCTACCTCAAAGCCATCTGCTTTATATATAAGTCCTTCTAAGCCCTCTAAAACACGCATACAGGCAGTTTCAACATCATAGCCATCACCAGTTTCAACTCCATTAGCATATTTACCTATATGTATGTCTGCAGGATTTATTACTAATAGATGATTAGCATCTTTGTTATCTCTTTTTACTGAAGGATAATAAGGTGAGTGATTCTCAATGAAGTCGCTAATCTTCTCTAGCATATCATTTTCATTAGCAGTTATATCTTCTTTGGTTACAATGCTAAATCTGTATTCACCACTAGCAGATTGCCAATGCTTGACACTTACAACATCATCTTTATTTATACCTCTTTCTGAAAGATGTATGTCTAACGCTGTGTTTCCATTAATGTTTGTTGTGCTTTCTGCTCTGTTTTCATAAACCATCTCAACTTCTTCTTTAGACAACCTAAGTCTTTTACCATATTTTTTCATAGTTTTATGTATTGGTTATGATGCAATTATACAAAAAAAAATGCTTGTAAAATACAAAAGTGAGATGTTTTTAAACATCCCACTCTTGAAAACTATAAACAATGAAAACAAAGATAGGCACAACCCTACCTAAGTTATGCAAAGATAATTATTTTTTACAATTACCAGTACAATTACATTTATTTTTTTCAAATACAGAGAAACATAATGGTAAAACACCTAACCCTGTAAGTATCAAAGCATTAGTATCAATACCATTTTTCTCAATGTATAAACTTGCAGCAATTACTATCACTCCACTAATGGTTCTTTTACTACTCCATTTACCTTTAGTGTCTGTAAAAAGTTCTTTTACTGCCTTCAATAATTCTGTTATTGGTTTTACGCCACCCTTTAGCAGCACTCCCCCTATCCATTTCTGAAACACTATTTCTTCTTGTTGTATTTAGGAACAATAGCATCAATGATAGTGTCTAACCATCCAAAGATTTTGTTGTCTTTTTCTGTTGGAGTTAAATTAGTAACAACTTTCGCAAAAGCCATTATTCCAACTAATAATTCTAGCCAATTTTCTGTAATAAAATTCATAATATATATTTAATTAGTTAATATTCTGTTTAATAACCCCAAATACAGGGGTTTGTTTTGTCCTTATCACAATCAGTATGTATAAATTTGTTTTTAAAATCTATACCAAATCTTTCAAATCCTGCACCTCCCAGACCTCCCATTATTAGTGCTAAATTTTTACTGTCTATAAACCTGATGTCAGCAGCAATACCTTTAATATGAGATGAGGTTGGATTTTTCTTAGATAATGGATGTTTCTCACATCTATATCCACTATTTATTTTAAATGGAACTCCTGCAATTCTTCTTGCTCTATCCATCATTTCTAAGAAATCACTATCAATGTAATTAGTATTACATCCACACTTGCAATTAAACTCACTTCTTTTAAAGTATTTTAATTCCATTTTATTTTTTGTCTTTAATAGATTTGATAATATCTTCAAAAAAACTTTCAAAATCTTCTTTAATTTTATTTTCAGAGTCAATTTGTTCTAATTTTTTTATAGCCCAATTTACACCTGCATCTCCTCCCCAAGCATCCCACATAATACCTCCACATCCTTCATCATAAGGAACATCCTTATGTTGTTGGTGTCTTTTAAATGAAGCCATACGAGCAATTGTATCTCTACTTAAACTATCTCTGTTGGCTAATTGTCTTGCACGAGTCCATCCTACCTGAGTTCCACAATCACTACCATTTTCCTCTTTATACTTTATAGCCCTCTTAGCATTGTTAGTTGCTGCTTGTGGATAGTCATTATAAGTTTCTTCTGCATAATAATCTTTATTAGCAGTTTCACAAGAAGATTTAGAGTCATACTGACATTCACCAGTTTCACCAAACCTCCACTTACCATTTTCACATTCGTAACAAGGCATACTACGCTGTTACTACAATAAACTCAATATCAACTGCATCTGTATTTGCATTAGCAGCAATTTGAGTTATATCTGTAAGAGTTCCTACTGTTGTACTAGATGCTGCTGCATCAATCTCGTTATCCATCAATAAGAAAGTTTCACCTGCTTTTATTTTAACAAAGAAAGAATCTGCAGTACCTGTAACTCTTAATTCTAAGAAGTTAGCACTATCTAAGTTCTTTATTCTAAAGTATTTGTAATTACTTATATCTGCTACACCTGCTGCA